GAAAACGTAAAGAAGTTAACAGGACGTGAATACCAAAGATTACAAAGTTTAATAGCTAAGTATAAGAGTGGTAAGGCTAGTTATGATGAGGTGGCTCACTTTATTAATGGTTATGGTTTAGGACAAGATTATATTAACATCGTATTAGGCGAAAAGAAATTTAGCTCTAATAAAGCGGAGTTAATAGAATCCCTATTCGAGAAATACGCCATTGACGATAACGAAGAAGACGAAGTGATAGCAGAGGAGTTTGTGCATATTAAAGACCGCACAGATGCCTTAGAAAACGAATTTAAAGCTATCCATAAGTTCGCTGCTGATAATATTGAAAACCAAGTTTTAGAATTATTAAAAGGTGACCCTACATTAACTGCTGAAAAGATGGCTAAACTTTCTTTTAAATATCTTTTCAAATTTCTTAGCTTCTTCTGGTGTTGGTTCTCCATTAAAGAAAGCTAATAAGGCACTTGCAAACATACCATTCTTTAATCTGTTATAATTAAAGTTGGTAATCTCTATATCGGTTTCAATATCTTGAATGATACTTCTGTAATTTGGTACGGGGTATAAGTCCTCGTTTTCAATTACCGATAAGAAAGGTACTTTATACCATAAGATTTGAACGCCTGTTCTAATGTTTGGGTTAAACTTATCAAACTCTTTGTAACTTTCGTGTTTCTCAGGATATGGGTTAGGTTGCCCGTTAGCATCCACCCAAGCCTCACAATAGAAGTATTTAGTATTCTCTTTATTAGTTCTAAAGTTACCCGTGTTCATTGTGTACACGTCAAACTTGCCATTCATCTTCCAACTAATTTGTAAAGCTAAACCGTTGAATGTTTCTAGTATATCTGTGTTCTTTCTTAGTAAATCATCGTATGAATCGAATGGATTTGCACTAGATAAGAAAGCATCGTATTGAGCCTGTTCAGCTACCGTTAATTCATCGGCATTATAAGTTAAACCTTTACCAAAGATATACTCAGCTTTAGCTGATAATATAGCTCCGTGATAAGCGTTTCTATTCTTAAGAGTTAAAAGGAAATAAGGGTAATCGTTTTGAGTTCCCCATTCAATCCACTTGTTATTAACAGATGCGTTATAAGTAGGAACAGTACAGCAATCAAAATCTATCCTAACTAAAGAACCTGCGCTTGTTGTTTTATCGTTTTCCATTATTGTCCATAAGTTTTTATAGATGAATTAACATCTTTATAATATGTGTTTGTTGTTGCTGTGGTTTCATATTTCATTTTACCATCAGTCAGTAACCCAGTAATCGTTCTAATATCTACACTATCAATACCAGCATAATCAAAGGCCGCTATTTGTGCTGCTGTCTTTTCGTATATGTAGTAATGATAAAACCCGTAATCGTCCAAAGCAATGGCGGCATTTAAGCCATCTCCACTTGCCTGTACTGTTATGGTGAAAGCACTTCTAAAGTCATCTACAATCGTTTCAGAGGCCGTACAAGCTACCTTTTTATAGGTGTTATCATTAATGAAGATAAATAGGTATTCGGGGCTTGAAATCGTAACGTTATCTCTAACTGTTAAGGTTCGTGTATTTGCTCCGTATTCTAGTAAAATCATCTCTTAATAATACCAATGTTTAAGAAATATTACTTATATTTGTGTTATGGAATTATATAACAATATGCTTAGTGAATACATGCGTAAAGGCATGGAGCAAAAAGAAGAAATATTCAAAAAGGCATTAAGAGAAAATGCTGTGCCGCCAATTAAAGGGGAAATAACGGCTGGTAAGTGTAAATGGAGAGGTATAAAAATAAACCACTATATCGAAACTGGTGAGGAATGTTTGACACAAAGAGGCGTTGAGATAAGTCCAAGGTTTAAGTTTACATTTAATATTAACCTTTTTAAATAAAAAACCCGCTCTACCTTACAGGGTATACGCGGATTTCTATGGAAAACAAAATGTTATGCAGCTACTAAACAAGCAGCAACTAAAGCCGCGCTCATCTCGTTTGCAAATACTGGCTCTTCACCAGCGAAAGAAAGAACATATCCTGATTGCTCACCAGTCATGTTAGTACCACTTGGGGCAGTAGAAGCGCTCATACCCATACCATACTTTTGACCTAACAAACGATAGTAACCGTTTTTATCTAATACGATAAAAGCTAAATCGTTCTGTGCTAAAGTCATTACCCATTGTGCTACACTCGCTTGTTTCTTAGGAATGTAAAAGTTTAATGCTTGTGCGTATGACAAAGTACCTGTAGCACGATCATGGTTAATTGTTTCTATCTCATTACCTACATTCATCTCTACTTCAATAGTCCAAAACTTCTTACCAGTATTTAAAAACGTTGCTACGTTTGTTAAGATACCAGATGCAGAAGTGATAGATGCTTGAATTAGATTTGAGTGTTCAGTTACGTAGATAGTAGTCAATCCACCTTTGGAATCTCTACACGCTTTTGTTACGCCACTTACTATTGGACAACTCATTTATAATTAGTTTTAATTGTTAATAAAAATAGTAGGGGGCTTTTAAACCCCCTTACTTATTATGTGTTAGTTTGCTCAACTACTAAGTCAGGGAAAGCGATTTGAACGCCATATTTAAACTTAACAGTTAAACGTAACTTCTCATTTTCAAGAACCTTCAAATCAAACTTTTCTTCTTCGTTTGACATATCTGTTCCTAAGAACATATTGCCCGGATAAGTAACGATGATTCTTTTAGTTCCACTTAAACCAATTACAGGTACAATTTCAACGTCTGAATTTTCAGCGTATAATTTTGCATCAGCACCAGTCAAATGATATAGGTTATCAATACCTAACTTCAAACGATAGTCACGAGCTTCAGCAGTACCCATGAACATGATTAACTTACCGTTAGCGGCAGCGTACATATCATTAGTGATTGCTGTTAAACAGTTTTGAACTGCTGTACGTGAGTTAGCTACTGACCAAGCTACTGGAGTAGCAGAGTTAACAGTTGCTTCAGCGTCGATTAATTTCAATAAACCATCGAACTTAGATAGATAGGCATCTCCAGAAGTTGTATCACCTTTCCAAATTGCAACCTCTTACGCTTGATAATGTTTTGTTTAACATCATCTAAGATTTGAGTACGGAAAGTTAAGTCTGTATAAACAGAACCAGCTTTCATTGCACCTTGTAAGTAATAAGTTTCTAAAGACTCTTCACACCATTCAAGGATAACAGATACACCACCTACTGTAATATCTCTTTGAGAGAAAGTAGTTGTACCTGATGCAGTAGGGTTACAGGCAGTTTTACCTTGCCATACGCCTTCTGTTGCAACGATGTTAATAGATTCAGAACTTTTGATACCACTTTGAATTGTCATCAAAGACGCAGTAGTTCCTTCTGCGATTGTTTTGTAGATCAAGGATTTTGCATCCTCTTTCGTGTAGTTGTTGGTTAGACCACCTAAGCTATATGCCATTTTTTATTTGTTTTTGGTTGTTAATTATTTTAAAAAAGAAATTACATTACGTGTTTTTTTGCTTCCAAAGTTTTCTTCTTTAACTACTGGCGTACCCGTTGGGACTTCCACTAGATTATTAAAGAATAATTGAAACGCTTGTAAGGCTTTAGTTTGTTCAGCAACAACCGCCTTTAAGTCATTAACTTCTTTCGCGTGTGCTTCAAACTTACCATCCATTAACGCTTTTAAAGCATCAACTAATGGATTACTGACAGGTGCAGCTTCTTGTGCTACTGGTACAGTTGGCGCAACATCTTGAACTTTTGGTTCAATCTTGTCAACAACTCCAGCTGTAACATAAATCTTATCACCGTTTGCTAATTCGTGTTCTCCATCTGGTGCTGGTAGTTCACCGCTTTCGGTAACTACTGTAACCACAGAGCCTACACCTAATACTTCGGTATCGTATTTGATAACCGTTCCATCCATTAACGAAGTTTCACCGAATACGGCTGGAGCTGCTTCTGCTACTGGAGCAGCTGGAGCAACAACAGGAATTTGAGGTAGAGCGTTTAACTCCACTTTCAAAGTAGCCTTTTGTTCTGGTGAAAGCAAATCGTTAAGAATATCCTTAAATGATTTTTGCATAGTTTTTAATTTATAATACCTAAGTTTATAAAGTATTAACTATTGATTTAATAAATTCAGCTTCTTTCTCTGATATAACAGGCTCTTCATAAAATAAACCTTCTACCGAGTAGCCGGTATAAATACCAGTTTTAATAAACTCATTCCACACGTTTAAGTCTTTAACCTTAATAAATCCAAACCATGTGCCATCTGGTAAGTGGTCTTGGTTTAACGGTGGCATAACCCCTAACTCTCTATTGATAATAAAGTGTTGAAACAATACAGCGTTAACTGGTTTCATTGGGTCATGCATTTGATTAACCGAGTTGTTAAAGTTAGAAGCACTAAACTTCTGAACTATCTGGTTAATTGTTTCCTTAGTGAATTGGACGTTATACTCTTTAGTAGTGCCATCCTTTAAAGTTTCATTACGGTATATCTCAATATCTGGTATCATTAAAGCACCAGCTAATACTTGTAAATCGCCCGTGATAGGTTTAAACGAAGCGGTCTTTTGTGAGCCTAATTGTATCTGATACTTCTTAAGGTTACGCTTTTTGTTAAACGCAAAGAAGCCTTCTTCAATGGCTGGGCTGTCAACTAAAGCAACGCCACTAACTCCGCTTTCGTCACCATCTTCTATAAATAAGTTTATTAATTCCATTGTTTTATAATACCTTTTAATTGTTTATATTAACTATATAGTGGCTTGTTCTGCTATCTTAGCCACTCTACCTTGCACTCTACTAATATCACTCTCAACCACGTAAACACGGTTAAAGTTATTGTTACGGCCTTGCTCATCGAATGTGGTTGATGCTTGTGTAGTTGGCGCTGTTGTGTTAACTGTTGGTGCCGATGTTGTTGGAACTGATACAGAACTAGACGTTTCACTACCCATTACAGGAGCTACACCACCATCGAACTTAGTGGCTAATATCTTTGCAATGTTAGCAGCAGCTAAAGCACCAGTAGCAACGGCAAATGGAATACCAGTAGGAACACCACCAAATTGAGCTAATGCTTTCATTGATGCTGCAATTCCATCTTGTGTTGCTTGTGCTACTCTAAACGCCTTATCCGTATCAAATTGCTTTCTTTTAAACTCTCTTTCCTTTTCGTATAATTGTTTCTGTAAGGCGTATTTTTCAGCAGCCGTTAACTTATCATTTTGTAAGGCTGCATTTATTCTATTCGTTTCTGTTGTTAGTTTGTTTTGCTCTAATTGAGTAAACACATCAGATACACCTTTAGCAATGTTTATAGATTCAGCAGCAGCAGCCTCACGACTTGCTTTTGCATCAGATACCGATTTATCTCGTATTGCTTTTAAAGCCGCTTCACTTTCTTCAAAGTCTTTAACTTCTTGTTGCTCCGCCTTTATTCTAAGCTCCCTTAATTCATTAAGGTTCTTTTCTCTATCGGATTTCTCTTTAGCTCTGGCATCGGCTTCACGTTGATCGGCTGCGTCTTGTTGTTTGCTTAACTCATCAAATAATCTATCAGCGTCTTCTTTGCTCTTATCTATTAATTCCTTTTTCTTTTTGTAGGCTTCTTCATTACGTTTCTTAGCATCTTCTGTGGCCTTAATCTCTATTACTTGCTGCTCATTAACAGCGTTCTTAATAGTGTTTAAAGCTGCTGTAAGCTGTTTCTTTTTCTCATCGTCTAACTCTCCACCAGCACGTACAAAGTTTGCTATCTGTTCAGCAATTAACCTATTGGTGTTAATGATAGCTTGTTGTTTAGCTTTCTCTAATTCAACCGTACTTTTACCAGCCGCTTGTGCTGCTTTAATCTGTCTATCATAAGCCGCTACCGTTTCGTTTAATGCTTCTTGGTTCTTCTCTGCATTCTCTGTAATCTTCTCACCTTGCTCATCTAATGCAGTATTAGTAAGACCTAACTTATCAGTTAACCAATTAATCTTATCGCCAATGGCATCAATAATATCACCAACAAAACGGAGTGACTTAGCAAGGAAACCCGACCCCTTAGATAACTCTTCAAAGTTTTCTACTAGGTACATTATACCCTCAATAAGAGCGAATGGCAATACAGATTTAAAAGCAGAGCCTAAGCCCTTTAAACCTACACCAATCTTACCCATATCGAATGAAGCAAAACCTTCTTTCAATAAACCAACTGAGGCGTTAACTCTATCAACACCACTACCAGTTAATGTTTTAAATGAATCTGTTAAATCCCCAATCTCACCTTCAACTTCATTAATCTCTTTCGCTAGGGCTTTCCAAAGTTTACCACCTTTAGCAACGTTTGCTTGTTGGTCTATTAATTCTTTTAAATCACCCTTTAAACCCTTAACGGATTTACGGGCTGGTTCTGCGTCAACCGCAACCTTTATTACTACTTCTTCTGCCATGTTGTTATTGGTCTTCTCTTGTGTTAATACTTCCCGTTACATACGCTGGTGTACCTGTTGTTGCTCTCGCTGCTAACGTTATCCATTCACCCGGCTGTAAAGTTAATTCCTCCGCATTGTATAAACCGTTACCGAAATGGTGGTCTATCTCTCCAGTATCACCAATGTGTCCTGTCCATAATAATTGATCCCCAGTTGTATAAGTAACCGTTGTTGATGCTGTATCCCATAGACTAGATGAGTTCGCTGATAGCGTTGAAAAGTTTGGGTTACCAGCTAAAGTGCCACCTTTGATTAAATAATAGATAACAGGCGATGTGTGTTTAATTGCTCCCGTAACACTTATTAAATTTATAACTGTTTGATTTGTTTTACCTCCATAATAGCGCGTGTTCATTATTGTAAACAAGGCTTGAAAGTTTGTTGCTCCTACCGTTGTTAAAGAATTAAAGTAAGTAAAGCGATTACCATGTAATACTTTCATTCCCTCTACGAATCCAGCGAATGACCCTATCTTAACAGTAACATCAGTTGTTGAACCAGCAGAGTAAGCCGCCATAGTAAAAGGGAATGATGGGTTTGTAAACGTTGGAGCTGTTAAAGCATTTGGGTTTCTAATCGTATGTACATTAACAAACTCAGGATTATTCCCATCACTACAAACTTCAACTTGAAAAGATACAGCACCAAAGCCTAAGTATTGTATTCCTATTTGAAATACATTACCCTTTTGCCAATCGGCTGTAACACCGCTTGAGCCTGTGCCATCTAACTTATCGCCGTTCCAAGATGCTTGTGGTATAAATGTATCTGTACTCGCTGCCCCCGCTTGTGTAACTGCACCACTAGCCGCCGCACCACTTGTACCAGCTCCAAAGGATTGAGTTCCAGCAGTTGTGCCAGCAGAGTTTCTAACAAATATAACTGTTGCACCACTCGCATACGCATCCCAACCAGTATAACCAGTATGCTTTGCTATTTCATAAACTGTTCTCTGTATGTTTGATGATGCTGTAACTGGTACTGTAAATGCTGTCCCGTTTAATGTTATAGTTACATTTGTTGCGCTTGTTGCTCCTGTTGTAACAGTAAATGTTTTAATCTCTCTAACACCACCACGAACGTAAAGAATACCGAATCTAGTATCTGTTAAATCGCTTGTGTTTCCATATCCAAAATAAACGCCATCACTAGCAGTACCAAACCCAGCGATAGCATAACTATTAGCAACGGGTGAAGAATAGTAACCAGCAAAGCGGCCTACAATACCTTGACCAGCTCTATAACGCAATCTTTTACGCCCATATAATACAGCCTGTGAATAAATAGTTGTGCCAGTTGAGCAAGTGAATAAATTATCCGTCCCCGTAACCGCACCGCTACCACTTGCAGTCGTTCCCTCTTGGCCACTATTAACACCATACACTGCATCCGATTGAAATATCGGTGATAGGTTTTCTGTATGTATAGAGCCGAATGGTAAACGTGGTGAATGTATAGATACTTCTAAATGTCCTTCTTGTGTTGAAGATAAGTCTTTTGTGTTTCCAGCGTCATCAACGCCCTGTATTCTTGCTCTTTGTAGATATGCCATGTTAATGATTTACGTAAATTGTGTCTGTTAATGAAGTTAAAGGTATGGCGTCATATTGCACCATTGCTAAGTCATAAGGGAGTGCATTGCCTATAAAGCTCTCCGTTCCGTATGTTACGGTAGAATCTATATAAATCTTATTAGCCGTTGCGTCAGTTCTTATAATTGATACACGGGCGTGTTCCATATTTGCACAGTCCCATGTTATTGTTACGTCACCAAGTGATGCACTAACGTACACCGTTTTACCGTGGTAACTTCTGTCTAATGTTACACTGGCGGATATTATTACTTGCTCATCAGCAGAAGTCCAAGTGGTATCATTATAAGTGTAATCAATTACAACATCACTCAATCCAATACCTATAAAGCTCTCAACATCGCCATTAACAACTACACCAGTACAATTTAATAACTGTACACTTTGTGCGCCTTGTGCTATAAAGTTTGCTTGACCTCCGCTAATTAAAGAATACTCTCCTAAGTTTATACCACCGCCTGTATTAACGTTTCCGTTAGCTGCTCTATTTTGAGAGTTGCCTCCATCACCACCGGGACTATCGTTAAACGCGTAAGTACTTTCTGTAAATAAATCCTTATCCGCTAACTTTAATAATTCAACACGAGTGGTTTTACTTACTTGTGGATTGTATGAAAGCACCTTGTTAATAGTGTAATACGCTTGGTTTCCTTTTAATCTAAAGAATACGGGGTAACGCATATCTAACTGAGCTATATCAGTAGGCGTTAAATAGAAGTCAGTAATAACAATCTTACTATCTGGGTCTGTTATTTGCTCAAAGTATTGAGAGTAATATTCGTTATATAAGTTTCTAGTTGTCCATTGTAAGTTAGGATAGTTGTAATAAACTTTCTTTGGAAGTCCCCAGTTAATATCTAAGCCTGGTGAATAAGGGTTATTTGTATGCCCAGCGTGTGCATAGGTATTGTAAACAAAGTTTCCGCTATTAGTAACAAATGTCCATTGAGTATTCGGTAAAGCGATAGCACCGCTAAAGTAAAGAATACGGATATTAGGTTTAATAGGTGCTATCTGTAAATTGTCTTTTTTAAAGATAGTAGCAACCACCATAGCGAAGTTAGGGTTAACAGCGTATGGAGTAGGACTAAATATAACATCAGTTGTTTGCTCCCCTTTTATAAAGTCATTAACAATTACTTCTTCGTGAGTGCCATATACTTCTGAATAATTATTCTTATAATCTACATTATAAAAATCCCCATCTTCTTTATACGTCCATTTGTATTTAACGTTGTTTAATTCGCCTAATGGTATAATCTCAGTATTGCTATTCTCATCGTGCTTTAAAGACCAATCTAAGGCATCAGTATAAGGTTTATAGAATGTTGGCCTTTGCTCAATAAGATAGTTGTTAGGGTTGCTTTTATCAACAACAGCATACAGATTAAACATTCTAAATATGCTTTTAACAAAATCATATTGTTTAATATTCTTTGGTAGTATATCGTTAGCGTAAACCGTTGCACCCTCGTATATTGAATTACTTGCAAACTCTGCACTAAAGTTACCAGCAGTAATGGTAGTTACTAAAGAGTAAGCCCCAGCCCCTTGATCGGGTGACATTTGAAACTGCCCAGCTTGAATACCAAACTTAACGCTGTATTGGTTACCAGCAATTAAAGGAACATTAGGCATATTTAAAACCAAGTTGTTAACGTTGGATGCAGCCCAATTGATATTGGCAAAGTTAATAGATGCTGAAGCTATTGTGGTAGAACCTGAATAGATAATAGCGTATAAAGTACCCGTTTGACCAGCTACGATGTATTGACTAATATCAACAGCACCTAAGAACATTTCCATGTTAACGCTTAGGTTAGCGTTTAGGTTATAGTTATTAGTTGTTGGTACGGTGAATACATAAGTAGCGTTATTATAAATGCCTCCAGTATCATAACCGGGTGTTGTGTCAGTAGGATATTCAACCGTGAAGTTTGCGGCTGTCACATCCAATACCGTTGAGGCTGGTCTAGTAACTGTAAACGTTTCTGTTTGCGTTGCATCAACATACGCTAAGAACTTGTTATTAGATAGCGTTGTAGCATCTAAAGTAGTAACAGCGTCATTAGGTGGTATTATCAGACGCTTAAAATATGTGCTATCTAAGAATGCAGAAGTCCAAGTATAACCTTGTGAGCTAAATATAAAATCCATTATATCCCAAGCGAATAAGCAAGGGCGTAAATGTTGAGGCTTAATAAATGATAGGTTGCTATTATTTAAACCCCAATCGATAATGGGGTAAACATAAGCACCAGAGCCCCCGATAACAGCCCAACTACCACTAATAGCAGAGTAACCTAATGTATGTGTGGCATACGCTGGATATTGATTTTCCCAGTCTAAATCCGTTAAGTATAAACCGCTAATATCGCTAAAGATGTTTCCTAATTCGCCAATTATATTACATTCATAAGTTACCTTACCACTCGTTTCGTTTAGGTTAATTTTAAGTAATTGCAAGTAACCATCAAACACTACCAATTCATCAACATAATAAGTTACGTCAGTCTTTAAAGCTGGGTTAAATGTTTGTAGTTCTACATTAACCTCGAATAGGTTTTCAAATAGCGTATTAGCTTCTTGTGATGCTGGGATAACAATAGTCTTACTTCCGCTTACTTTCTTTTCAGATGGTTCGCGTACATCAGATATTTGGTAAGTAATATCAATAGGGATATTATCAAATATACCAAAGTTACTTTCAGTCCCTATCCTTAATCTAGTATTAACCATTCTGGTAAGTATCTACGTGAGTATATTCAATATCTAAAGTAACGTTGTAAAGTCTTTTGTTCCACTTCTTATTCACTACCCAATTATTAGTATTAACCCTAACTGGTATTAAACCGATTGTGCTACCCATATCTAAATAAACACGCGGTGAACTGATAAGGTAACGGTATCTATCCGCATCTTCTTCACTCATCCAATCGGTGTTTAACTTAAGGCGTGTTGTTGTATTGGAGTTTAAAGTAAATTCGTTTGATGTGAATGTGTCATACTCCCAAGTATTAGAAGCTAATCTATAAGGAGTTTGTTTGTAATAAGTCTTATCGGCTTGTACGGTTATTTCACTAACCTTACTACAATGCAATGTTTCTACGTTACCATCCTTATCAACGTATTGTAATGTGTAAACAGTATAACGGCATTCATCTAATATATCTACTCTTCTAATAGGTTCTTCTGTTCCTGCTGGTGGTGTACCAGCTGAGGTGTTAACATCGTAAAGAACATAGTAATCACAGTTAACTGGTAGTATCGGGTAAGTCCCAGTAACTAAACCAGATGCTATGTTATCCAATCCTTTATGGCCTATATCAATACACTCATATTTGTTCGTGTACGTTGCGTTATTATAATATGGGTTAGCTATATCAGACGTACTGATTAAAGTACCACCGCTATCATAAGTCTTAATACGCAACGTTTCTAATGTGTTTGATACATCAGATAGGAAATATAAATACAAACTCTTATCATCGTATGTTGTGCCTCGTGGCATCTTATAACCACTTTCAGCATCTCCACTAAATAGATATTTAAACGGTACTGAATTAGTGTAAACATAATCCGCTTGTGCATAACTAGGCCAATCCAAGAACTTTAAAACCCCATTCCATACATAGTAATCTATATCCGCTCCACTTGCATAAGCCGGGGTAGTTCCATAAGTTTCACCTATATTAACTCTAATCTTTCTAACAGCATCCGTACATACTTGCCAACCATAAACGTTATTTGGTATGTAATGCTCAATATACTTCTTACTGAAATTACCAGCATCGAATACCATCTCACTAGATAAACCTTTCTTAATTTGATATGTAGCCGTTCCAGATGTAATAATATCTGTACATACAACCGTGTAAACAAAGTTAGGTTGACCAGAGTTTGAAGATGTGGATTCAAACCACTGACCGTTGTACGCTGGTGTATAAGTTGATGGTTGTTGGTTAGTTGTAATTGCCATTATTTAATTGTTAATTCTATTGTTATATCTTTACTCATTACTCTCGCCATATCTTTAGTTAATTGAGCAACCCTACCATCATTAATAACTCTATCAATATAAGGGCGTGGTTTTAAACCTTTCTTTCCTATTGATCTAGCTATTATAAAAGATAGTTGTTTAGTCGCTGCATCAAATGATAATTGTTTACGTTTAGCCTTTGGATTGTTTTTAATGTTAATTTCAGCTATTACTTTGCGTGGGTCTATTCTTTGCGATACTTGCCAACTCTTACCTAGTTTATCAGATGGCGGCATCTTACCTGGCTTTCTTCCGTACTCAATATACTTCCAATGCTTTTGAGATGGTAGTATTAATATTGTTGTTGAATCTTCTGTAACTACATATTTAGGTTCAAACGTTACTGATGATTCTTGCACGTTCTTTGAGCCACCTTGTTTCAAAGCAGCTTCTAAACTAGCCTTTAGGTCAATAGCTAACTTATCCCCGAAAGGGATAATGATTGCGTCTATTTCTTCTTTAATCGGCATTTCTATTTAATCTTGCTATTGCTTTTTCCATCTCTCCTTTATCTTTCATGTAAGCTAATCTATTTAAAAAACGTATTACAGGCCATTCAAATATTTCATCCTCTAGCCACGGTTGACCCATTGTAATCTCGTCTATTGTGGCGTACCAACCCCAGTACTCAAAAAACTCTCGTCTAATATCAGTTGGTGGATTTCCTCCATTCGGTTGGCTATCACCTTCTGAGCTTCCAAATAGGCTTCCGAATCTATTGTCGAGTTGTACAATACTCTGAAGCAAAAAAAAACAAGGGGTAAAACATCAGAGGTAGGTTTGTTAAGAAACGCCTCTGATAGTTTAACATGGTCATCCCCATTATAAAAGAATCCTAAATACTTAGTAACTATTTTATTTCCACTTTTGTATTGATGTCTAAATTTAAACCTCTTATAACAACATGGTGCAATATTATGTAGCTGTTCAACTGGGCTACCTTGTGAAAGGAATGTTTTGATCGCCACGTATTGAGATGTGTTTAAGTCATCCGCGTTATTAGTCCCTTTGTATAACGAACCGTTAATCCATAGGTACTTCTTAACGAATTGAGGTTTATCAGCTAATAAGAATTGTAGTTGTTTACGGTACTTCTTAAACGTACCCGTGTCAATATCTTCTATCTGTTCAGTTGTTTTACCTGATAGAATAGACATTATGTTAATCCATGTATCTAGGTTTAAATCAGATAGCAATGGTGCAATAGTTTGATACTGCTTAACTTTAATATCTTTAAGGCTCTTTGGTAACTTCACGTATTATAATACCAAAGTTTAGGGTATTATTACGGAAATAAAAAACCCTCAATTAAGAGGGTTAGTGACTAATTGGTCTTTCCAAGTCGGGATCAAAAAATAGAAGTTATTTGGTTATGAAAACTTGAATTACTCCACTTTAGATTAACTCCTAACGCCACGACAAATATAATACTTATTATTTAATTACGCAAAAGAATATTTGCCAGATGTTTTTAAGTTCCTTAATGCTTGGTAAGCAATGGCACAACTCATAACCCCATCATCGTGGAATCCGTTAGGAGCTGAATACTTTAAATTCCTAGTCTTATGGTTGTATTCGTATGTGAATATATCGAACTCCTTGTGTAACCAATCAATGTTAAGTACGCTAAACTCTTTGTTTTGTATAGCAACTTGCAAGGCTTCAATGGCATCATTCTTGCTTTTAGAGGTGGTTAAGAACGGCTCAATGTTTCTGTATCTATTCTTTAGCTGTTCAAATATAACGTCCCCTATTGAGTTAATCTCGACGTATGCATTAGGCTTCCATTTGTTTAGGTGGTGTAGTAACTCAGTGCAGATGTTTTCCCAAGTGTTATGCCTAAAGCGTTCACAGCATACCATTTGGCCTTTATCATTAAGGATAGTTATAACTGTGTAATCATCGGCACGGCCTAAATCTATCCCGGCATAATACTTACTTGCACCGCTTGGGGTTTCGTTAATAGTTAACTCTTTAAATACACCTGAGCCGTTATCTACAAACTCAGCTAAATATTCCTGTTTAAATACGTTTTCTGGTAGTGTAAACCTTGCCCCATCTATTTCATCTTTAAGGGCTAAACCATCGTATGAGGTCATCTTAAAAGACTTGTATTGGACGTTTACCCCATCGAGATTGAATAGGTTATAGAAGTGGTTTTTACCTTTAGGGGTGGAGATCAAAAGCACCTTTTTGCCCTTAACCAATACAGTAGCTCTTAATACTTCACTCCATGCTTGTTCTGCCATAAAGGCAAACTCATCACATACAAGGTAATCGAATGTAAAACCACGTATATTATCATAACGTTCAGCACTAAAGAACTGAATGGTTGAGCCGTTAGATAGCTTAATTATTAATTCTGATGCGTTAGATTGAACTAAAGGGCTATCAGCAAAGGCTAACACCATCTCATCGAATACCTTTTTACATTGTTTATAGATAGGTGAACACCATGCAATCTTACTATAAGGATTGTTAAAAGCCCAGTAGTAACATTGATTCATCGCTAACATCGTTTTACCCCATTGCCTACCGATATTAAGAATATAATACTTGTAAGCCTCGTTGTTAATGCTGTTATGTATTATCTGTTGTTTGGGATGGGGGTTGTATAACTGTACCGAAATTGGCATTAACTTGTGTTAGGTTTATATCCTGTGTTTGTTTGTCTGACCAGCCTAATTTGTTCTTTGCGTAGAATATTCCTTTACCTTCGTTAGCTACAATATCAGCCGCTAAACTTTGGAACTTTTCATCTATCTTTTTTATAGTGTCCCGTTTAAGGTCATTATCGCCCTTTAGCCACTCGTAATAAGTATTCCTACCCAATGTATCACCAACGTTCATTGGCATCCATATATTCAAAAAGAATGCTATTGTAGGTATATGCCTATCTTCTATCTTAACTATCTTACCTGACCCGGTAGCGACTTCTTTAGTATGAGATAAACAAAGCTCAATATATCTTTGAGCGTAGTTAGGTAACTCCGTTATAAATTCAATTGACTTCGCCATTAATTCCAGTATAAAAATTCGTAATCCATATTAGTTAAATGTTTTTTTCCATATTACATTGCCGTTCTCATTAACGGTTATTTGATTTGTATCCCCTATGTTTATAACTGAACACATATAACTGTTCCCTAAGTCATAAATACAAGTTGTGCCGTGTGGTATTGATTGAACCTTATCAAGTCCTTCAATCATTAGTTTTAGTTTCTCTTCCATTAATTCAGTATTATAACGAAAGACCCAATGCAATCAGTAGTAACTATATTAACTTGGGTATCGTGTTTAGTTTTCATAATCCTTGTTTATTTTGATTCT